GGTGGGTCGTTCAAGTCATATAAAAGAGAATCAGACCTGAGAGAACAAGCCTCAGGATCTAAGAGTTTTTTCCATGATCTCTCTATTGGTTTATTTGGAAGTAAAGAAGTGGCTGCAATGATCAGCAGCAAAATTGACAAGAAGTTTTCAAAAGAAGAGCAGGACTCTGCAAAAAAATCATTAAAAGATGAGGGGTTTGTTGAGGAAGACAAGCCAGAGAAGAAAAAGAAAGAAAAGAAAGAAGGCAAGCCAAGCGTCGGTGGCGGTAGATCAATAGTAAAGTCTATTGAGCGAATCAATGCTTCTATCATCTCTTTGACAAAAGCTATGCAATCGTTGTTGAAGGAAGTCAAGGCTTCTCTGACAATGACTCGCAGTTCTGTGGCGAAAGCAATAAAGAGTGTCAACGATAAAGTTGCTAAACTAAATGACACACTGAAAAGGTTGAAGCCGGAGACTCTTGCCGAATCTTCGGTAGATCCAGTCGCATCTGGTGGTGTCGATGATTCCCCTTCAATTAGTACAGAAGCACCTCAAGCAGTAAAAAAGAAAGATGTTGAGCCTGCTATCGATGCAGCAACAGCCATAACCATTGAAGACATCAAGGCACTATTAAAAGACAAGTCTGCAGTAAGAAAATCAGATATTATGGATTTGTTTTCAAAGCTAGGAGACAATCAAAATAATGGTAGCGTCAATTCAATAGAACCTGATGAACAGAAGAAACTAATGCATGATGCATTACTAGAGGCTCTTCAGGATATAATCAAAGAACATCCAGAAATGTTTAAGGGTAGTGCAGGAGAGGGAGAAGGGGGAGGGTTTGATCCATCAGATTTTATGAGTTCAAAGAAATCTAAAGGTGCGCGAGCCGGCAAAGGTTTATTGTCAAAGGCTGGAAAGTTTCTCGGCGGAATTACAAAAGTTGGTAAAAGTGTAGCCTTGGCTGGCGGTGCAGCATTAGCTGGTGGTGCTGCCTCAACTGGATTATCTCTTGCAAAAAGTGCAGGTGCTGTAGCTGCTGGTGGTGCTGGCGAGGCAGCGGCAAAGGTTGCATCAAAAACAGGAGGAGCAATCGGTAAAGGAGTTATTAGGAAAGCCGCGAAAAAAATCTTACAAACTGCTCTTGTCAAAGGTGTAGGAAAGGCAGTACCATTCCTTGGGTTAGCAGTTGGCGGTGTTCTCGCTGCTAAGAAACTCTTGGAAGGCGATATTGTTGGAGCTGGACTTGAAGCAGCAGGTGGTGTTGGTGGGCCAGTAACTGCAATCCCTGCGACTATAGCGTCGGCTGGGCGTGATATTTACCACGAAATATATGGGATATATCCAGAAACAGATCCAGAGGCTGGCTCAAGATTTACAGAAGTTAAAAATGTAACCACTGAAGTTGCAGCAGAAATGCTAGGCAGCAACAAAACGGAAGGCAAACCAGAGTCACCTCTGGAGAAAACTATAGACGAGTCAGCAGCCCTTGCACCTGCAAAAGAATCGACTGCTGGTCAAAACATCATTGATCAAAATAGACAAGCAGCCTCTGCATCAGCGCCAATGGCATCAGCATCAAGCCCACCACCGAATGTTATTAATAAAAACGTGGTCAACAACGTCATTCCTCAGTCAAACAAAGAGATTGAGGTCAGCAATGACGAGAATACTCTTAACAGATTGTTGGCGCAAGACCTTGATCATCCATCAAGGCATTTCAACTTTGGATAAAAAAAGGGGACTGTTTCCAGTCCCCTCTTAAACTTCAGCTTAAACGCACTCTGTGCTTATTACAGAAGTTTTATTCCGCAGCCAGCTGTTCGAAGTACGACATGTCGTCGTCATCCGATAGGCTTGTCGCCTCAGCTGTGACCTTCTTGGCAGGTGCCGAACGAACAGGAGCACTATATGCTTCCTCGTCGTCAATCTTCTTAGCAGAGGCAGCAGATGCGCCACCAGCACCAAGAACCTTGTTCAGCTTTGCCTTCAGTTCATCATAAGACTTGAAGTTCTTTGGGTCAACGAATTCCTTGAGGGAATACGCATTCTTCCATACCTTCTCGATCTTGTCATCATCACCTTCGAACAATGCTGAAGGTGATTCAAACTCAGACTTATCATAGTTGCGATAGCCCTCAACCTGACGAATCTTGATCTTGAAGTTAGCACCCTTCCAGAAGTCGAACGGATTGAGAGGAGTCTCATCCTGGAACTGTGGTGCCAGCTGCTCATTGATCTTGTCAAAGATCTTCTTGCCGAACTTGTAAAGGAACACCTTACCTTCATTCTCAGGACGCTTTGCGTCAGAGATCACAAGAATATTTGCGATGTAAGAAAGACGACGCTTTTGCTTACGTGCAATTTCCTTGTTAGCTTCGATGCCAGAGTTCCATAGAACGGTGTTGTGCTCAGAAACAGGGTCAGCCTTGCCGAGAGTGGTCAGACTGTTCTCGATGTACCAGCCACCAGGACCCTGAAAGCCATGGTTCCAGATCTGTACCCAAGGTAGCCCATCTTCACCGTCAACCGCTGGAGTGTCCAGGAAGCGGACCACAGCGTAACCATTACCAGCCTTATCAACGTCGGGTGACCAAATGCGGTCATCGGCACCCTTCTTCTCTCCACCACCGCCTGACTGTGATTGCTCAACAGCACGCTTCAACTTGTCAAGAGAAGAACCCTTCTTAAGATTTGATAAACTCATGTTTGTATACTCCGTATGTTTGTATTAAATGTATAGACAATTTATCCACTTTCTTCATCACTATATCATTATATAGTAAACTCAACCAGAAGTCAAGTAATTTTTCAACAAGTTTTTATACTTGTCGACGTTCACGTTCAAAAATGATCCATATTTGCGGATCTTCATTGACGTTTTGGGATAGATGACATCGTCTTCTATCTTCTTATCCCAAACCTTTATGAAGCCAAGAATGTTGTTTAGAATTACCATGGTCTCTATTGTAACATCTTTCTGCTGAAGACATACAAAGAGTCTTGGTAACTGCCCATCATTGACTTCGAATAGTTTGTTGAACTCAGCTGGCACTGGAACAACACGAGCAAGATCATTCTTAAACATCTCGCTCATTGATTCTGTAACACGCTGCCATTCTGCATAGGCTTTAGCAGCTTCACTAGACACAAGTTTTCTAGACCAGCTAGCATTACCATCAACAAAGTTGGCAACAAGAAAACTCACAGCCTCATCTTCCTTGTACATCCTTGCTAGTTTATGGAAGATGTACTTATCCTTACGACGTTCAAACGCATCTACCGATGATCGAATGTGCCCATCAAAGGTGAAGAAGTTGTAACCCTCGCTAGAGAAATGCAGTTTAATTGCATTGTACAACTTATAGAATTCATAGCCAGTCATATTAAATAGGAAGCCTGCTCACTCGAGGAAGATACCGCAGCTTCATAGCCTCACCTTGAATCAGATCTTTCAGAGAATCATTGACTAACGTCGCTGCCATTTCAATTTCAAGGTTATGCTCTTCACAGTAAGCTGCGATTGCATCCATATGATCTGATCCAGTGTCTAGTGCTTTGCGCATGATCATCATTGAGAACTGATTCTTTTCTTCTCTATTTGCCATCTTTCAACCTCTCTGAGTAAAATACGTGCCGACCGATTTGGGAAACATACTTCTTGCTAGAAGCCCAAGAAGGGTCAACGTAGTCGGCATGAAAATGCGTCGCATTACCTATTATACCATATTTCTTTCTAGAAATCAATATATTCTCGGCAATTTTCTTTGACTCAACCCAATTCTTCATTGAGTCAACTGCCTTCTTCGGCGAGCAAACCCAAGAGAACTGGCACGTGCCTTTGCTCTTCTGCGTCACCACACCACAGACTGTCTTGGCGTATCCTTTCTTAACACGGTTCATTGTCACTTCAGCAACAGCAATCTTACCAGCACTAGGCTCATTGCCAGCTTCATAGTAGATGTTCTGAGCAAGGCATTGAACTTCTCTCTGCACTGATTGCTGCTTTGCGTACGCAACCTTATACACACCCATCTGTTCATGCAGATCAGCAATCTGATTCTGTAGTGCCTGTTCTGATGCAATGCGTGCGTCAAGATTCTTTTGCATTGTGACAAGCGTGTGCATTGGCACGACAACAATTAGAAAGGTTAGAGATAACAAACCACCAAAGCGAAGAAGTAGATCGTGGTGTTTGTCAATGTAGTTTTGTACTGCCTTCATGTTATACTCCCATTTATGCAGTGGAAAGAAAAGGCTGGTGGCTGTTACACCACCAACCTGACCTTTCTGTTACCAAGCGGTCAACTCTGGTAATCTATACTGCCTCAGGCAGCAAGAGCCATGTCGTAATTGCTATCATTTGCATTTACTTTTTTTATGCTGATTACGTCAGTCATCTTTCGAGCGCACTTTGTCTATTACTTACCCTGTCGAAACTACGCACCCCCATAGAGACCCCAGCTGGTGCGCTTCTAGAAGAGAGGCGTCTGGGGTACTTTAAATTGGTGGAGATGGGGGAGAGTCGCACTCCCCGTCCAGAATACCTTTACCTAAGTGTTTACGCTGTTATAATACTTATCGATGTAAGTCTGCAGATTATTCCTATGAATATTTAGTTCATCACCGCCAATTTTCAACGTCTGACAAAAGTTGGCGGTATCTACGCCGATCAACACGATAACTTGCGTGATCGGGATAGAAGTCATCTCAGTGAACATGTCAGCGTAGGCTGCACACTGCATAAAGTA